TCCAGGTTGTACCTCAAGAGCCTCGTAAACCTTGTGCGGAGTACGTTGAAACTCTTGTAAAGTTTGAAGCCTAGACTCAATAAGGTCTACGTCAGTTGACTTACTATTTTCTAATAGTATCTTCTGTTGTAAGGCGAGTTTAGGTTGTAGTAGGTCAGCGATATAACTAACTACACTATTGTCGTCATACTTTTTACTACTTAAGAACTCAGCACTCTGCTTGTACTCTTCAAGGCGGTCACTAGCCAACCCTAAAGCCTGTTCTGCAGAAACGATAAGTTCAGTATCAAATACTTTAGTGTGTGGCATTTTAAAAGCAGGCTGAGTTTTATCAGCTAACGCCATAGATAAAGTATTATTACAAACCACACGGACTGGCGTAAACCTAATCTCGTTAGACTTACCCCACTCATGGGACACGGACACTAATAAGTAGCCCTCAACTCTGTCGTCACCAGCTAGGGTGAAGCCGTCATTAATTTCAGCTAATCCCCATATCTGCCTACCACCACGTAAAGAACCAGCAGTGTGCATATTCATATCACCAGCGTCTGTAAACTTTTTAAAGAATGTAAAAGCCTCAGCGTTCTGAGTGGGTATGAACCTTTTACCACAAGGTCCTAAGATACTATTATCACTATCACGTACTAGCATGTAGTGATCGTCAGACATAATAAGGTCGTCAGCTTGTTCACTGTCGGCATTATTATATGTGAATATATTACGCTTACTCACTGACCAATCAAGGTTAGCTTGTTTAAGCATTTCTTCAGGGGTAAGGTCACTACCGACCTGTACTCCTAGCCCATGCCAAGGTACTTCCCCAGCGTAAGCCATAGTCTCAATATTATGAGCCATAAGTTTCTCCTATCTTAAATGCCTATTAATTATTTAATAGGTAAGTATAGTTTACTTAGAATTACTACTGATTAAATGATAATCTAACTATTCTTATACTTCTTTACCATCTCTCTCTTTTGTCTAGGGAGATAGTCTTCCCAGCATCTTACCACTATCAGTTTCTTTTGAACTTCTGTATACGTACCCCAATCTCTGATTTCGGTGGCAGTCCTACCACATCCTTTACAGGTGCGTGTACCCCACTGAGTAACAGTGCACACACCAATGCAGGGCGAATCATGTAGACTGGTAGTTTCGTGAAGAGCTTTTTGAGTCATTATGCCTTCCTTTAATGAGACGTATATCATGACTAGCTAACCAGTCACGTAGTCTTCTATTACGTTCTATTTTACTTAATTTAGTATCCTTGAGTAAAGCATTATTAAAAGCTGTATATAAACTATATCCTCGGTAGTAGTCACCTGCTCCTAAGTGATTAAACCTCACTATTTGCCAAACTCGTTGCTTACTGATACCAAACTTAACACCTATCTCTTCAAGAGTGTAGTTTGTATTCAGTGTTAACATAAAGATCTCGAAGTATTTGTTTCTTTGTTTTTCTCTACGACTAGCCATTAAAAAACTCCTTGTAGTTAACAGTTGCCTCGCCCCAACTGTGTCCTATCTCGGCGTCAACTTTATTAGGTACGCTTATCTTTACACAGTCTGTCATAATTTCTATAATCTTTTGAGAAGTTTCAAGTGAGTCCACAGATATATCAAGCTCATCATGTATTTGAGTGTGTGGTAGTATGCCTTCTTTATATAGGTCAACCATAGCTTGTTTAGTCATGTCTGCTGCTGAGCCTTGAATTAATCTATTCATAGCTTTATGGGTGTAGGCTCTACGTATGTCTTGACCGTATTCCTCAAGAGCTTGATCAATAGGTAACGGTGTTTTTCCGTACTCAAATCTAGGTTCGTACAAATTAAATCTACACTTTCTACCTAATAGAGTTACAATGTATCCACGGTTACCACCTAACCTAGCACATTGATCTCGTAACCCTTTTATAAACGGTACTCTAGTGTGATAGGTATCGAATAATTCCTCAGCCTCACTAGGTGAAATACCCAGTTGTTTAATAAGTTTGTCTTTGCCCATACCGTAGCTCAAACCTAAGTTAATAATCTTAGCTTCCTTACGACTTATGTTAGCCATATCTGCCACAACCTGATGAAAGTCTGCGTCTTTATTTTTGTAAGCGTCTACTGCTTCCTCAGCTTCAGGTTGCTGAGTTTTATAAGCATAATGAACAGTAAGTCTAGGCTCTTGTTGAGAGTAGTCAAAAGCACCCCAATACATATTTTCTTCAGGTATAAACACACCACGTATAAGTGGTCCAATCTCATCGTGTCTAGCTGGTACTTGTTGTAGGTTAGGTTTACTACTACTGAATCTACCTGTAACAGTTCCACCACGGTCACTACGCAAGGGATGCAGTTCCCCATGTATTCTACCGTTGACGTTATGGTCAAGTATCATGTTATCTATAAATGTAGTTCTAGCTTTATTGAGCTGTCTGGCTCTAGCTATGTCTTTAGCTAGTTGGTGGTCGTGTCCTTCTAACCACGCTGAAGTAAAACTAGGAGCGTTAGTTTTTTCTGTCCTAGGATAACTTAACCCTGCTCTATCAAACACAGTGGCTACAGAAGCTGCAGCCCACAGGTCAGGTGTTACACCATACTCTTTATGAATGCCTTCTAGTATTTTATTTTCTTCTTTGTGTAGTTGTTTACCTGTCTTTTCAGCTTTATCTAAGTCAACACGTACACCTTTCCACCGCATATCTAAAAGTATAGGTATTAAAGAAGTTTCTAATTGATATATTTTTTCTACGTTTTCTTCTTTTAAGCCTTGCTTTAATATGCCCCACAACTTTAACGTGAGTGCGGCATCTTGCTGAGCGTATGGTCCCACATACTTAGCAGGCAGTTTATACATCTCACTTTTAGGGTCAAGTCCGTAGGCTTTTGCTGCTTCTTGAAGCAGGCTTTCATCTTTTAGTTCACCTACGTATCTTTCTCCTAGTTTATTTAATGAGTAACCATATTGGTTTTCATCTAATAGAGGTGCAGCAAACATAGTGTCATGTATAGTACCTTTGACTTCTATACCTAAACGTCTTAGCCAACCTAAATCATACAAACTATTATGAAATACTTTATCGTTAGTGTACGACATTTGTTTACTAAGCCAATTAACAACTACACGTTTATCTAGGTTACCGCCACCTGTATGTTGTATAGGTATGTACATAGAAAACTTTTCAGTAGCTATAGCTATACCTGTCACATAACCAGTATCAGGAAAAGCCCACGACGGTCCATGAGACATGAGCAACGGATCGTAGGTTTCTAAATCTATAGCTACTTCTTTATAGTTACTAAGCTCAGGTAAACTGCTAGGTGGTTCCCAGTCAGCTTCAGGAGCAAACATACTACTCTGCATTCAGTTTAAACTCCTCTACTAAACGTTTAGCATACTCTTCAACTAATAGTAAGTAACAACGTAAGTCTTGTATGTCGTCAAGTATACCAGTGTCACTGGGGTCATCAATAATAGTACCGAAGATATCATAATGATTACCCTTACACTGATTCTCTATCCTATCCCACTTACGAGCGAGCATCATAAAAGCACCTACGCCACCTCTACTACGCCAACTGTCACCATAACTTTTTTCAGCGTGTCGTAACTGAGCTACGTCAAGTTGAGTTAGCTTTTCTATCTTATCAAAATCTGCAGGCATATAATCTCCTTAGTCAAACCTGTTAGGGCAAATATTTTGTTTGCCATAATAACACCACTTACATTTAAACTGTGAAGGTTTAGCAGGAAACTCTGTAGCTGTAGTCATATCAACAGCTCTAGCGTTTAACCGTTCACGCTTACCATTTACAGTTTCTTTATCGTACTCGTATCTATCTAACTTATTATGGTCTAAGTACCACAACTCAGTAGTAATAGTTTCAAGCTCTGGTAGCCTTTCAAACACCACACTAGCGTAAAGCTCACACTGCTCTCTATGCCCCTCTTGATTACCGTCATACCTACCAGTTTTAAAGTCAATAACTCTAGCGTTTTTATCCCCCTCAATATGTACAAAGGCATCAACTTTAGCTCTACCCCATGTGTCAGTATCAAACCAACCTGTAGGTTGCCACGTATTATCAAAAGCCCAATCACCCTCACAAAGCACATGACCTTTTAAATGAAGCTCTTTTAATAAATCAAAAGCCTCTTTAAAGTCGCTAATTTGTTTAGGTATATCGTCGCCGTAATGACCACGTATATACTCCTCACACATTTTATGTATATCTTTACCTCTATCCATGGCAGCATTGCCAGGCTCCTTTATACGCTGTATAAACGCATACTCTGCTTTCTTAGGGCAGTCCTCAAACATTTTAAGCCGACTATACGACCACTGTGCTATTACATCACTCATTTCTTTTCCTTGTTTTGTATTGCTCTATTTAGCCAATCGTAGCCAGCAGTTGCCCAGTCTGTAGCTGCACAACTCTGAACTTCGATCAACGCCTCGTCGTATTCTCCGCTCTTATATAAATACCATGCGTCTTGTAAAGGACAAGCCACGTCAGTAAAAAATGGTTCTTCAAACTCCACGTCTTGTAGTGGTGTTCTATCTAAAAAATTTAATAAACAATCATTCCAATCATCAGGGTCAATAAGCATAAGAGGGTAAGGGTAAATAGCTTTATTCTCATAAGGATTTATTTCATGTTTTCTTACATAAAAATCAAAAGCACCGTCATCAAATAAACTATCGTACATCTTATCGTACACATCTAGATAAGCATGAAAACTATCACTAACTTGTCTATACGTGCCTACTTCTACACCGATACACTTAGCAACATATTCTAATAGAAAAGACATGTGTACAGCGTTAGCCCCAAACGTTCCCCAGATAGCATCATTTGACCTATTACTTACAGTCATGTCTAGTCTGTCGTTACGTATTTTAAAATAGATAACAGTATTACAAGGAACATCAACACCGTCACGGTTTA